GTTAGACCAACTGCCTAAATAGCCCGGTATAACCGAACCCCAGAAACGCAAAAGCCCCGCTTTCGCGAGGCTTTTGTGTAAATCTTGGCGGGAAACCAGGGATTCGAACCCTGGAGACGCTATTAACGTCCGCCGGTTTTCAAGACTGCCGAGTTAACTATAATAATCAACACCTTAGCTATTTATCGTTTCCGCAACTCAGAGTTTTTACCAAGCCTACAGCCCGCATATATCAAGGGGCGTGCATTGGGTTGCGGAAATGATTTCCCCCTCCTCCGGCGTCCTGCCGAACGATCTCCCCACTCAATAATTTGCCTGCTACGCTGTTCGCTCCACGGAGGAACAACGATGCCGAACTCAGACCTAATCCCTTCCCTGCTTTCCAAACTCTACGAAAACCAACTTGCCCTCGAAGCGTCCATCCTGGAGCTGTCAAATTGGGTTGAGCAACGTGGCTCCGCCGAGGTGGCAGACAATGTGCGAGGCGCCCTTTTCACAATCGGCCACAATGAAGAATTCATCAAAATGACTCTCGCCGTGCTAATGGAATCGGAATAGTCGCAAGCCCATACAGCTCGTCGGCTCAAATCGCGCCACGTTCAAACCTCGATTACTGTACGCACATACAGTATTTGAGATTCACGCTATGAACGTAGACATGGACACCGATGATTGGCTCGGTTGCCCCACTCCGCTGGAGATGTACAAGCACCAATGCTCAACCCTCGTGGATGAGTTGGTGGAGACTGAGCGCATGCTACGTCGAGCGCGGGCGAATATCGCCGGCCTGGTGCAGATGAATGATTTGCTGATGACAGGCAAGGCTGAGGCAGAGGAAAAGCTCGCAGCGGCTGAGGAAAAGATCAGCACGCTTGAGCAACAGTACTCGTTTGCCTCAGTGCAAAGCGTGAAGATCGTCACCGGGCAACGCGACCATCTGCTCAGGGAGAACCAGCGCCTGCTGCTCGAGCTTAGCGTTTACAAGCAGCCATTAGCCTAACTCGTCGGCATAGGCCGCAACTGCTTCCTCAGTCAGCTCGCGCCACTCACTTTCGTTGATCAGCCCCTGTTGCTTGAGGTCGTCAGCCAGGGCCAGTCGCGTTTCGTAGCGCTCCTCCGGTGTGGCCGATATGAAGGTTGGGTCGTTACGCAGCGCAAACCACGCCTCCATTGCGTTGACCTGATCAACGTTGATCGCCATGACGAATACCTCGGGCCAGTGTCTACAGTGTAGAGATTGGCCGGGGACCGGCTGTTCATCGGCGCCGACGAGCGGAGATGCTTATGTGCGGGAGACTTTCGCAGTACCGGGGAATCCACGATTTCGTTGCAGCGCTGAGCATCCCCAATGCTCTGGCGAACTCCGTGGGCGATCAGCCGATTGAGCGGTACAACGTGGCGCCATCAACTGCGGTTGCATTGCTGCATCTGCAGGGCGATTTGCTCCACGCCGATCCAGTTCGCTGGGGATGGCGGCCGCATTGGGCGAAAGACAGGGCAGCGCCGATAAATGCCCGAGTGGAGAAGGTAGCCCACGGCCCGTTCTTCCGGGCGATCTGGCCGCACCGGGCCATCACGCCTATCGACAACTGGTTTGAGTGGGTGGATGAAGGCGGGGCCAAGAAACAGCCCTACCTGATCCGCCGTCGGGATGGTGCACCGATACTCTGCGCTGCCATTGGCCAGCTACCGGACGCTGATGAAGGCCCAGGCGAGCATGATGGCTTCGTGATCATCACCGCCGACAGCGCCGGCGGCATGGTGGACATTCACGACCGGCGGCCCGTGGTGCTGACGCCAGACTTGGCGCGGGAATGGTTGGACCCGGCCACGCCCAAGGAGCGCGCCGAGCAGATGGTGCTACACCAGGGCGAGCCGTCCGAGGTGTTCGAGTGGTTCAAGGTCGATACGGCTGTGGGCAACGTGCGAAACAAAGGCCCTGAGCTCATCCGGCCGATCAGGGCTTGATTCCACCAGGCCTACTGGCAAGCCTGTGCCGCCGCGACCAACTGCCGCTCGTAACCGATCCGCTGCCGACGCTCGGCCAACAATGCCCGAACCTTTACTTCCAGGCTGTCGGACTTCTTCAGTCCTGCAGCTGCCCATGGTGGCACCGAGACCTCCTTTGTTTTGCACGGCACCAGCACCGGCACCTCCACGCGCACAGTGCGCACCTCTGGCTCCCGGCCCGCGCAGCCAGTCAGCACCAGCGCTAACAGCACCAGAAAAGACTTCATAACCCCAACTCCTGATCGATGATGGCCGCAGCAGCCTGGGCCGGGTCGCCACCGGTTCGCTCCCGCAACAACTGATTGGCAGCGGCGTAGTCGGGCTGGGCCTCTTGCGTTGCTTTTGCCAGGGCCTGGGCGGCTGTTCGCTCCCGCTGATCGCCGGCCTGGACAAGCTCACCCAGCTTCCTGCCTTGCTCTCCCGCCAGCGCTTCCAGGTTGTCGCGCGCCGACTGAGCACTGACCAAGTCGGTGTTCGCGGCGTCGAGTAACGGCCGGTAATGCCGGGCAGCCAGCCACGCACCACCGCCAGCGCCCAGCACCAGCAGAAGGGCGGCCGCAAGCCCAAAGCAAGCCAGCTTCTGCAAGGGCGTCATCACGGCACATCCTTGAAGAACACATGGTGACCAAGGCGCAGCGTCTGCGTGGCCTTCGCCGCCCAGGCCGGGGCCTTCGGCATTGTCGTTGCGTAGTAGTGCGTGGCACCGCCGGTTGGATCAGGTACCACGCCAGACATCACCTGGTCAGCCGCACGCTGGGCCTGGGCGAACTGCGCGGCCGGGATCTGCTTCGCACCGCTCAGATAGGCGTAGTTCGGGTCGTTCTGATTCCAGCAGCTGAACTGCCACGGCTTCAGGCACACACCAGCGTAGCCCTCCCCCCACCAGGACTTGGCCTTGCCATCGAACACACGGTTGCGGATGGTCCAGGCCACGGCGATCTGGCCGGCCAGACCCTCGCCGCGGGCCTCACCCCACAGGGTGCGCGCCAGGATATCCCGGTCTTTCTCGGTTGCGTTCATGCTTTTCTCCATGCGAAAAAAAGCCCGTCTCATTGGACGGGCTTTGATGATTGAACAAGCGGCGATTGCGCTGCATGGCGTTTTTTTTCATAATGCGTTTGAATAAATAGGTAAAAGCGGCTTGAACAGTATTTCAGAGCACGCTACATCCAGGGAAGTGGGGGGGGTTAAATGTACGCAGTAGGGCTTGTTTTGTCTTTCAAAATTGCTTTGATTATAACCGCGATCAGCATATTTATAGAGCTGAGACGCAAAGCGCAATCATTCAGATATTTTGGGGTCAGCGAATTAGCAATAAAGCAATTCTACAAAGACAACATTGTTTCCTCATTCAAATCCGTTGTGCAAATAACATTATTTTTAGGAATTATTTTTTCTTCTGTCACTTCTGCAATTGTATGGATAATAAGCTGAAACAAATACATTGTAAGCCCGCACACAGGCGGGCTTAATCAATCTAAACCTATGGCTTTATACATTCTTTGATATAGGCAATTTCTTTTTCTAACCGTGATATTTTCTCGCCCTTCCTACGAATACGACCATTAAAAGCGATGAATGCAACTATCACCAGGGCGATTAGACAGGCAAGAATTATCCAATAGTATTTGGGAGCCTCTCCCTCTACGACAGGCTGAACAGCGATGAACGCCATCAACTGATCGAGCCTAACTCCAAGCCCTTGCCCCTCTCGGTTTACCACTGAGTAATCATCAGCATTCAGACCTTCTGCCTTAAAAGCTGCGATGACATCTTGTGCAAGCGGCCCGATATAAATAGGTCCGCCGTGTTTTGGCCTTGACGCCTTAACCAGCGTCCTGAGCCTTGACGCTACTGCTATTTCAGCTTCATTCAGATCGCGCACATCCTTAAGCTGAGATGCATCAGCAGGCGTTATGGTGCCGCTCCCAGATCCAAAAACGATATTTGACTTGTGGTAGCTGGGCGCCGCACCTGATGAATACAGCGTGTGACCGGTTGACTGGGCCAGCGTGATCGCGGCGTTGTTGTTGCCGGAGCGCTGGTCACGGATGAACAGGCCAATGTTCTGATCGACCAGGCCAGGGCTTGCGACCTCTACGTCACCGATATCCATACCGGTACGGAAAAGGACTTTTCCGGTGCCTGAGTGCACCGGCCGAGACATGAAGCCGCCCATCGTCTTGAGGACATTTGAACCCTCATACCGGTTACGGTCTTGGAAGCTGTAGATGTGGTCCTGCACGTTATGACCGCGCAGGCGAACCACGGAATCAAAGGCGCCATAGGTGCCAGCGTCAGTTACCTCATCCAGAACGGTGTTGTCTGTGAAGCCGTGGGCGTCGGTAGATCCGCGCAAAACCCTAGCAGCCATAAAGGCATCACGCATCGCAGAGCCCTTCACCAAAACCTCGCCGACCTGGTACCGGCTGACTGGCTGGGAAACATCTGCATTAGGTGAAGCTGAAAAAAGAAGCCCCATTGCGAGGCCGGCGACAGCTATAAGTTTGTGGCTCTTGAATGTGTTGCTCACGTCAGAATCCGTCTGAAAGGCTATGCACAGATTATACGTGCTTAGCCCCGCAGAGCATACGGTGTCAGACCTCAAGGGCCGACAGGCGGGCCTCAAAACCAGCAATAATGAACGCGGTAAGGCCGTCCATGCGAAAGCTATAGCGGTCGCCAGCCTCCTGCACAACCTCGGTCCAGGCTTCGGCTGTGACCTCCTCCCACTCATCAGTCACCAATTCTTCAAATGGCTTACCCCCCATATCTACCGTAACGGTGTTTCGGTAGACAGCCGGGTGCGTGCGCCTCTGCTCCTCATGCTCGATCACCTGCTTATCCCATTTGTCGTAGCAAATGAAGCTGTAGCTGAATGGGTCTAGACCATGTTGTTCAAGGATTTCCTTTGCCCGCTGTACGGTCATGCCGATGTGCTCGCGCGCACCATCACCCTTCTCCGCCACGGCGGCCAGGAAGCGGAATGCACCGATCTCTTTGGCGAGCTGCGTGGCAGCGGCAATCTCGGCGGCGGTGAGCTGACGAACCTCAGTCTTCTCCCTGGCATCCGATGTGTTGATCGTGCCGGAACCTGCAAAAACTGCCGACCAGCGCTTTGATGCATCGCCTAGCGGCTGAGCGTTATCCGCACCAGGCCTCAGTACCGACTGAGAAGCGGCATTGCCGATCTCAACACGAGTTACTGCGTTGGTGGCAAGACGTAAAAAGCTATCACCCGAAACTCCTGCGGTAGCTGATCCAGCCTGCGGCAGAATGTAAAAATTCGGTGATCCTGCGACGCCTACGCTGAAAGGAACGGTAGATACATCATCAACACCTACCCGGAAGGGGCCAGCATGATAGCTTCTCGCGCCACCTGGAGCATATAAAGCCAACCCTTGAGACTGGCCGATATTTAAGGCTACCTTGGCGGTGCCGTAGGTTAAGTTGCGTATATATACGCCGATCTGCTGGTCAACTACGCCACCATTTGTGACAGTTAAATCGCCGACATCAATACCGATTCTCTCGTTAATTACCCCGGTTCCGCTATGAACTGGGCGAGCAAGAAAATCGGCAAGATGCTGAATATTCCCGCTACCGGCATATTCCGGCCGACTCTGATATGAGAAAAGGTGATTCTGGTTGTTGCTGCCACGAAGAATGGTGGTCACATCTACTGACCCGTAACCGCCGTAGTCTGTAACCCCGTCAATAACTGTGTGTTCGACAAAGCCGTGGGCGTCTGTTTCCCCTGTGAGATTCCTGTAAACGCCGATAGCATCCCTGACGGCAGAGCCCGTCATCGGATTTGTGCCTACTGCTATTTTTGTTGTGCGCACACGGCCATCGGCATCTACGGATAAAGCACCGGCTATTTTGCCAATCGAGCTTGCTGTGGCTCCCCCTACAAGTACACTGCTATTGCTATTAGATAACTCTGACCGCAACGCGGCATCGCCGACGCTTGATAGTTTCGCCGAGTCACTTGACCAATTGCCAGTAAGAGTTAGAGGTAGATCAATTTGGTTTTTTACTCTATATAGCTCTCCTGTGTTTGGCGGATACTGAACAAGCTGATTGGCGCGCTGGATGATAGCTCCAGAAGCATACTGCACGTAAATCGATTCCCAGCCTATTGTTTGCAATTGAGTTGAAAAATCGGCCTGCATTCCCGACCAAGTTTTCAAAACCTTTCCTAGTCTTCCTGGCCAGGTTAAATCTGATCCATTAATTAGCTTGTCGAAGATTGGCGCGTTATCTTTGAGGTCGCGCGGATCCGTTGACCCGTTAGGCTCTACTGGGTTACCGGTGTTATAGGCCATGGTTTTCCCCGAGGCAAAAAAAAGCCCGCTCAATTGGCGGGCCTAGGAAGGTTTGGTGTCTATGCCGCAGGTGGCGGGTAGTTGTCGTCGTCTGCATAGAAGACAGGCGAGTATTCGGTTGCCGTTACAGCGCAGGAGCCATCCTGATTTGGCGTTATTTCTGTGATCATCGCCGGGTACCCGACTTGCTCACTTGGACCGAATAGGAACCTTGCGGGCTCAATGCTCAGGTCGGTCACGATATCGAAGTCGATTGCAGTGAGCGGCACCAGCACCTGGTGAAAGCCAGCATCCTTAGGCTCAAACAAGCTTGTGACTGTGCCGTCGTGCCGTCGAATAACTGCCCGCGGCGCAACCATCGACCAGTCCATCTCTTCGCTAAGCGTGAGAAGGTACTGGCTGTCTACCCGCTCAACTTCCATGATCAGCGCGCTACTGGTGGTGTTCGGGATGTCATCAGCCAGCGTGATGTGGTCGATATCGTCGAACACCAGAGCATCCATCTCGGTATCGACGCTGTAGCCCCAGCGCGAGAACTGGTACTTGCGCAACTGCCTCATGCCAATGCGCCAGGCCCTGGTGCGGTCAGATACTCCGTCCAGTTGTATTTTGTCCACCTTGAGCCCAAGGCTTCCAGGGAGCCGGCACTTCACCGTCTCCTTGCGGTTGGTGTACTGGTCGATGTACTCAACGTCCACCCCGTCGAAGTCGTCAGGGCTTGGCGCGGTGAAGCTTGACGTAAGCTCACTGGTCATTTCGTGCGGCGTGATGACTCCGCGTGGAGGCTGTATACCTTCTCGCTTCACGCTTAGCAGCCCATTGCCGCTGGACAGGTGGGACATGCCCGCAGTGAATATGCCCTGGAGGACCTCACGAACCGCCGCAGGCTTCTCGTGAGACATATCGTAAAGCTCGCTGCGCGGCGTCCAGTAGTCCTGATCCACAGCGTTCAGCGCGTCCATATCGATCAGCGACTCATCAATCCCCAGGCTTTGGCAAACGTGCAGGGCTGCGCCTTTAATGGATCGAGCCGGCGCACTGTCGTAGATGCGAGTAGGCACGCAGTTGATCTGGCGCTCAGATTGGGCGCTCAGACGATCGCCTCCGCGGATATCCATGGCGATGACCGTTATGCCTTCGTAGGACCCTGGATCTGGAAGCAAGGTACGCAGGCCATACCACTGGATAGCATCACGCACCTGCCCACCCTCGACCGGCTGAATCCGTCTCATCTGGAACTCAGGGCGTAACGGGTAAGGGAAAACGATCTTGTGCGTGAATCCGATCTGGTCGGGCGTAGCTTCGGTGTAAGCGTGCGTGATCGTTGTCCATGCTCCACCAAGCGCCGAATCCCTCCACCGCACCTCAATGGATTTGGTAGACGTCTTGATGTTGCCTGATTTGCTGTAGTAGCAAAGACCCTGGCTGAAGAACACATCATATTCAGCTTCGGTGGCCAGCTCGTACTCAGGGCAGCCCATGAATGATCCGATCCAGTTAATTGCACCGCCGCTGCCCGACATCGAGAAATCGAGCAGGGTTCTTGCAGTGAACCCTGCCCAGGCATTGTCGACTGCGCCTGCGTCAGTGATTCGTTTCACTGTAGCTGTGAGCCCTGAAACCGAGACAATTTGAAACCTGTAGCCTCGGTACGCTATGGACAGCCTTTGCTGCCCAGCGGCGATGCCGGAGAACGGAGTGCCGTTGTCAAAGCTGAGCGTGATGCTGGCAAGTTGTTCGGGTGTGCCGCCGGTTGAGGCTGTGCCAACAATATAAGTCGGCCCCGATCCAAAGATTGGCACTGGTGCGCTGGTCTGAGAGATGGTGCCGCCCTTGTACGGGCTCAGCGGCTCAACCAGGCGGATCCGCCCAGAATTGTCTTGCGCCACAAGGCCAGTGCCTGACAGCTGAGAGGTGATTGTCGAGACAAGGCCGCTCATGTTCACGTAGTTGGTATTTAAGGAAATGGTCTTGGTAACACCCTGGAATGTTACGGACCAAACCACGGCGCCCGACGTGAAGTCGTAGGTGGACGGTGATGCGCTACCGGTAACCATCGACGGTGAACCACCGATGCCTGGAACAGGTGCGACATAAGGCGACACGCTGGCCACCGTCAAGTCGATTTCCGAATCACTGCCAAGCGTTACCTTCATGCCAACAAACGGTGCCAAGTCGGACAGAGCGCCAGCGATCCGGCTGTATGAGCCTGCCGCACTAACGGTGAACGTATCGGGCGTTACCAAGCGAACGACGGTTCCAGCGGCCCATGCATCAGGAAAGCTTGGGCTGTTACCGAGAAGCGATATTGTGCTCCCGCTGATGAGCATTGAGTCAGCCAAGGCGGCCGCATCTGCAGGCGCGCTGCTGGAAAGATCAAGGCCCGCGGTTCCAGCGTTCGTACCACCTACCTCTTTTGCCGGATACCAATTTCTAGCGCGAGAATCTCCCGCAAGCGATGCTCCAGGCCCATAAACCGTGTAGTTAAGGTCTGAGCCGAACGCGGCAAAAGGCGTGTCTTCCACCTTCCATGAGCTCGGCGGAATCGCAAGATTCCCCCTGCTGACGGACATGGCGAGGGTCGTTACCATCGTCCTCTTATTTACGAATCGGGTTACAGGCGGAACCAAAAGGTCTGGGTAGACCTTTGCCATGCCCAGTACTTCTCGAATGGGCGAGTTGAGCTTTGCGTAGTTGCCAGTGGCCGTGGCTGAATCAAGGTCGTCGCCCTGCTGCTGCTTTGATGTCTTCGCCTTTGGCATGGTCAGAACCATGACTATCGATATAGCAGCCAGCGCAACCGCAGCCCAGGCTGCAACTACCGCAGCACTTGCTCTCGCTTCTGGGAAAACTTTGACGTCTGTGCTGCTATCAATGATGGTCGATGACCATTTATTAACAGGGATCGCTACTCCATCCACGTCAATGCAGGTCGGATGAACTCTATCGAGACAGAATCCCTCAACGTCGCGCTCGAATAAATCGGCCAACGAAATAGTTTCTTCTATTTCGTGGACCTCAAGCGGCACGCAATCGCCCTCTTTAACGCCGATGCGCGATGAGTAAATTTCGATCACTTGTAATACTCCACCCGCACGAAGCGGCGCTTGAGCCTGTGCAGAGGCAGGCAGATTGTGCGTTGCTTTTCGGTGATTTCCATTGCCTCCAACGAGGCGCCACAGCGAACTACAACCCCTACGTGGCGCATCTCGCTGCCCTGGTAGAGCGCAATCAATGCGCCCTCTTCCGGCTCGCAAGGCGTCAGTGTCGGGAACCACTTCCCCGCCACCTCGACCATGGAACCGTCGCCTGCGCGTATATCGGCCCACTCTGGCCAGGCGGCCAAGCCAAGATCACGCCTGACCTCCAGGACCAGACCGTAACAGTCAACAAACGGCCACACTCTCCCGCCCTCGAGGTACCGGCCCGCGAGGTATTTGTCGTGATCGATCATTATTGGTACCGCATGCCCGGGGCGAAGTCGCCGGTGTAGTTGAACCGAAGCCAGAGTGTTTCCAGCAGATTGAAGTAACCTGCAACGATCTGCGCCTCGGTTGCCGTGGCAGAGCCGTTCTTCACCTTATAGCGAAGGATCCTTGATGGATAAGCCAGGTCGGTGCTAATGTACTCCCGGTACACCAGATTGATCTCGCGGCGATCCTTCAGCGCAGCACGCAGGAACCCAGAGACACTGCCGTCGATATTGCATAGCGCAAACTTCAGGTCTTGCTTCCCATCACTCCCGCGCTTTGGAAGCGCAATAGATATGCCGCAGGCGATGAACGTGGCCAGGCCACCAGTCTCGAGACCGACTTCCAGATCCTCAAATCCATCCGTGAGATAGTGGTGGGCAACGCCGTCAGTTATCTCAAGGGTTCCATGGAGAATCTCCGTACCCCCACTTGAATAGAGACGGTTCAGTACATAGCTCCTCATTGTGGCCAGTCCTTGTTTATCGCCAGGTCGAGAAGATTCATGCCGACAATGTATTCAGGCGCGTAGATTGCCCATCCTCCGGTGAGAATTGGTCGCTCCCAAAGCTCAAGCTGAGCTCGGTATCGCCACAAGCTAATGCCATCCAGTGTTGGCCCTTCGTAGATGTCTACGAAGCGAGCCTTATACGACTGAAACCCTTGCGGACTTTTCAAGTCACACTCGAACCACTGACTACCAGAGATCAGAACCTCTTCGAACCAGGACTCGAATAATTGAGCCTCTGCGTCATTGAACAACCAGTTCACGGTAGTGACCGTTGGGGTGGATGAATATTTTCGGCGATGCCTGGCGCGGCCCGTTTGCATATCCGTGCTCATGATTGGGCTTACGGGCTTGAATCCGTAACCGTCTCGGAGCGCGCACGGCAATTCTCTTGGAAACTGAATCATCGTGCCGCCCTCCCCATGCCTAGCATTCCCTGAATTTCCTTCGCCGCCCTCCCGTTTCCGCGCACGTCCGAAACGAACTGGTCAATGACCCAGCGCCCATCAACCTGTCGGGATCTACTCTGTCCAGCCTTGCTGGCATCCTCGATAACATTCACAACTGGCGCTCCGGAAGAACCATTCCCCGACTTGATACTCTCCAGCGTGGAGTCAAGCTTTGCGCTGGTTTCGGCGGTGGTCACCCGCTCTCCTTTTTGAAGCAGCCACGTACCTGTCTCTGGAATAGAGTCGATACCGTCGTGCGCCATACCTGCCAGCGCGGCACCGGCTACCCCTGCCACCATCGGTGCTGTAGTGGATGCGGCGAGAGCCGCAGCAGCTGGCGCGAGCGCTGGGCCAACAATCGGGATAGCAGCAGTCGAAGCGTAAGCGGCCAGGGTCGCCTGGAAAGCTGTCGCCTGGGCGTTTGCTATGAGTGCTGGAGCGGCAGAAGCTTGCGTCGTTTTCCCAACAATGAGCTGAATGGCCTGGTACACCAGCCACTGCGCAGCCATATCGGCTAGGGCCTTTATGGTAGATTTTGCGAAGTCCGTTACCAAATTGGTCAGGGCATCACCCGCATCCTCTGCGCCCGTTGCGACATCAGTGAAGAACTGGCTTAGTCCGCTTGTTGCGTCACCCAACAAAGTGGCGGTAGCGTCTGCGGCCTGTGATGTGTAGTCCTGCGCAGCGTCTACGTAGTTCTGCCATGCGTCACTAACCCCATCCATCCAATTGCTCTGGGCATCATCGAGCTGATTGTAGTGGTCCTGCTGGATGAACATGCGCTCGGCAAGGGCCTCCTCAAGTAGGGCGGTTTCCTTGTCGTAGGTGTCTTTTGCGTCAGGATCGCCCAGCAACTCGGCTTCCTTGTACTGCTTGTACATTTCGGCGCGCTGTTTGGCGTAGTCCTGCTGGATCGCCAGATCTTCTTTGAGGCGACCTCGGAGCTTTTCTCCAGAGCCGGCACCCGCCAGCTCCATCTCAAACCCCTGGCGAACAATGGTGTTGCTGTCTTTGAGGTTGGCCTGCAGCGTGGCCAGCTTCAGGTCCTGCTCGTTCTGCTTCTTTAGTTTGACCTTTGAATCTAGCTCGGCGGCCAGGTCCTTCAATACCTTCTGACGCTCAGCGCTGACACCCTTCAGCTTTCCGGTTTCCAGTTCGAAGGCGAGCTGCGCCACTTCAGATGCTTTGCCCTGTTTGCCAGAGGTCTCATCAATGAGCTGGATTTGCCGCTTATAATCGGTTTCAGTTGCTTTGAAGGCGTCATCAATCCGCTTAGCGGCCGAGAGGGCATCGCTTGCAGACTTCTTTTCAGCAGCCGCACGGGCAGCGATCTTGGCAGAGTCAACACCGCTGCCGGTTCCCTTGGTTAAGGAAGTGTTCGTTGCAAGAAGCTCTTTGGCGTTTTCGTTTGCCTTTTTGTAGTAGTCAAGAAAGGCCGTTCCAGCCAGCGGTGTTTCTAAGGCTGAGCGCATCCGCTCAGTAGCGTCCGTGGCGGCGGCCACTTGGGAGTTGTAGTTCTTCTCTAAATCGCCAAGCTGAGAAGAAAGGTCTACCCCGGGGAGCTTATTGAGAAGGCTCAGCGTTTGGTATACGCCAGCGATTATGCTGCCTGCGGCGCTTGATACCAGACCATCAAATTCCGCGGAAACAACCCTAAAAACACGGCCAACGCTATCCCCAGCGTCGACGATGAATGCCATCGCCTCCACTGCTTGTACTGCACTTTTCTTAATTGCCGGACCCACGCCACCGGCATCAATCGCGGCCTGCTTAAGATCCTTGCTCGCTTGGAGCAGCAGCGGAGAGAACTCGGCGGCGAGTGCTATCTGTACAGACTTCACATAACCAAGCAGATTATCAAGCTCAAAACCGAAGTTCTTTGCTGAAGAAATAGTGCTGTCGCTCATGATCACGCCAGCAGCATCGGCCGCTGATCCTAGATCTTGAAATCCCTTGGCATTGTTCCTTAAAAGCGGCACGAGAGCGGTAGAGTCGCTCGCAATGGCTTCCATGTAGAAAGTCATCTCAGCCTGGCTTACATTTGCTTTTTCCAAACTGGTTACATAGAGAGCGAGCGCATCGCGGCTATTCAATTTTTTAAACTGATCGGCAGTAACGCCTACCATTGGGGCAATATTTGTGAAAAAGTCTTTTAATGCGCCTCCACCAGTATTTATGAAGTCGCCTATTTTATCGTTGGTATCTTTAAAAATGTCAGCGAGCTTCTCTTGATCAACACCCACCGACCTGGCGCCAGCCGCAAGCTTCTGGAACTCCTCACTGCCGAGCCCTGCCAGAGCCGAAAGATTACCTATCTCTTTCGCTGCGGAAGCGCTCGCTATGACGATGCCCGTGATAACAGCAGGAATTGACCCGATGGCGACACCTACACCCTTCGCCAAATTGTCGAAAGACTTTCCTATTTCACTATTATTTTTCTTGGCGCTTCTCGATGCCTTATCAAGCGGGCCGGTAAATCCGCCGATCTTGGCAATCAAGTCAAGCGTTAGAGTGCCAAGTGAGCCGGCCATATTTTACTCCAGGCATAAAAAAACCCGCACAAGGCGGGCTTCTAAGTTTCATTTGAAAATCTACTGATAGGGGTTTGCCGTCTCGGTCGTTGTAAAACTTACTACCTTCCCAGACGAGTCGAGAATCACGCTTAAAGCTTGATTGCTATAACTGGATCCGACGAAACCAACTTTCGCATATCCCCAAGACATTACCTGTGTTCCATCGGAGTTTCTGGAGGTTGTCAATGGACTTCCGAAGCTGCTGATCAAATCATTTTTTGTGGTCACTCCTTGCTTTATCTGATCAAGCTGAGCCTGGGTTACTGGCTTACCATATTGGGTAGCGCAAGACGCGAGGACACATGACGCTAACAACAAAAAGCTCTTCCGCATGACCTATCTCCCTATCAACATAGCCCCAATCTACCATCATCCGGGCCCACCATCACGCCCAACCCGCTACAGCCTCCTCCAGCGACTCAACACGCGGATCCATGTGTGGGGCAAAGTCCTGCTGGTAAACCCGAGGGGCATCCTTGCCGGTCTTCGAATTGACATAGAACGCCTGGAACTGCGCCAGAGCCATCTCGATGCGCATGCCCTGGTGCAGCGATCCGCGCTTGGTGCGAAACTTCATCCAGACGACAAACTCGGAATAGGTCATGCGCTCCTGCGCTTCGGCAATGGTGCGGCCGCCGATTCCGTTCATGACCAGCTCGCACCACAACTCATCGGATGGGTCTAGCGCTTCTTCTTTCCCGAGTTCTGCACCTCGCCGATAGCGATCAACAGAAGGTTGGTCAAGTCAGGGTCGAGTGCGCCCTTCTCCGGATCGGCCTCGCCAGTGATGTCCGCGACGGTGAACACCGCCTTGCCCTCGGCATCACAGATGCTTGAGGCAATTCGGCAGGCCAGCGGGTCAGCACCACGGTGGGCAGCAATGTCGCCAACGGCGGTCTGGTACGACAGCGGCCGGACGTAGCAGGTGAACTTGGCGCCCTCCCACTCGATTTCCTTAGCCACCGGCCTGGCGGTGAACGCCTTCGATTTCTTCAGGTTCGCGATATTCAGTTCCATTATGCGGAGACCTTACGAATCCAGGCCGAACCGCCCGAGCGTTGTATCGACACTGTCGAAGCAACCACGGCGTTCTGCGCGAAGGTGAATGGGAAGTCAGCCACGTAACCCTGGAAAGCGAACCAGGTACGGGTTGGTGGCAGGTCGAAGTCATCACCGGCAGCCAGGGCGACGGTAGCAGTTGCGCCAGTACCAGCGCCGCCTGTGAAAGCGACAGTCGGAGGGGATGTGTAACCCGCGCCCTTGTTGGTGATTGTCACACCAGTGACCACACCGCCGGCCACTGTAGCCGTGCCAGCTGCGCCAGAACCACCGCCACCGGTAAAGGCAACAGTCGGGGCAGTTGTGTAGCCGGTTCCGCCGGCAGTGACCGTAGCCACGCCCAGGCTACCGCCAGCGGCTATGGTCGGCACGATATCTTTGCCGTCAGACCAGCCCACCACCCACTTGATAGTAGTATCGCCGTTGGCTTCCGACAGCTGATGCAGGCGAATGTGGCTCGCGTTGTTCGGGTCAGCGTTCAGACCAAGCGAAGCCTGGCCAGGTGTACGCAATCCCTTTTTATAGCTGCGCTCATCGGCACTGAGGCAGGTGTCTTCGATTTGCTCAGCAGGCGAACCGCCCGGGTCGAAGCTGGTGGCGCACTCAACTTCCATGACGGTCATGGGCCCGGTGCCGGAAAGCGGCGGGACCAGTGCGTAGATCTGGGTTCCTTGGGAAAGGATCGACATGGCGTTCTCCAAATGTCGGGCATAAAAAAACCCGCACTCGGCGGGGTTGGTTTGAGGTTTGGTTATCGGCGGACGATCCAGTCCACACTGAAGCTATATCGGTACCGCCCTGTTTCGGTGTCGCGGTTCTCGCCGTTGTAGCCAACCACCAAGGCGGACAGCTCGACGGCGTACTCCAAAGCCTGCCCAGCGGCCCGCGCCTCAGCGGCCGTGGTTGCGTAGACATCGATCTGCAGGGTGTGGCTCTCAACGTCTGGCCGACCTGCCAGGTAGTTATCAGGAGACCCGTCAATGATCTGCCAGACGCAATACGTGCCCACTGGATTATCCGGGGCCAGGCCGAACAGATAGAGCCGGGTCGGGTTCGCACCAAGCAGCGCAGTAACGCCAGGGTCAGCGGCGGCAACCTGAAAAATGGGCGGGTACTTCATTGAGCGGCCTTCTTGGCTGCGCGCTTGATAGCGCGGTCGATTGCCTTCTCGTACTCAGTGACGAATGCGTCAGTTGCAGCGCTGATGTTGTCAGCGAGCGCTTTTCGCATGAATGGCGAGGCGTGCATTTTCTCGGTGCCGAACTCCAGAAGCCTCCAGTGGGGGGTTGGCCCATTGGCTGACAAGTCAGTTGTGGCCCCTTTCTTGGGAAGCACAGCGCCATGCAATACACCCACTCGAAAGGCCAGATCACCGGTCTGCTTGAACAGCCGCCCATTCCACCGAAGCGCGATGTTCTTGGCGATAGACCTGCCGGTCGCCGTGTCGTCCAGCTTCTCGGCGCCCTCCTTTGCCTTGTTGGCCACCAGTTGAGCAGCCTTGCGCAACGCTGAGCGCCCACCTTTGCGCTTGAGGTCGTATGTCACCGCCTCGAGCTTGCCGAGCAATGAATCTAAACCGGTGATGCTGAACTCCACGCCGTCAGCCATCGTTCACCCCTTCGCTGCAGGGCAGCGTCAGATACTCTAGACCGCTGACGGTGTCAGGCAGAACGCCCTCA